GGTTGGATTGATAGAGCCTAAAGCGGAAACAATGAAATTTACTCTCCGCTGCAAGAACTCGCCGATAACCTCACCGTGATTTTCTACCGCCATGTGTGCACCCATGAACATAAAGCGGAAAGCGGTTCCTGATGCTTTGCCTACCCCCTTCAACGTCTCAAAGGATATTCTTGGAGTGTTTGACATATCATAAGCCATATTGGTGAGTGTTTCTGCTTCAAATTTTACGGTATCTGGCACCTGATTCCATGTTAAATATCGTGCACCAGCCCCCTCTCCTTCCAGTTTTACCATTCTATCCTTTGTCTTACCAGTGAACCCTATCACTTCACCAATTAATTCCAAAATGGGGAAAAAATGATAGTCGATACAATCAGCATAATTGGATAACAGTTTCTCCAACCGGACCCGGAAAGTCTTAATCTTCTTGCAATAAGGTTCAGGACGATAAGCATAGAGAACCGGTAGTTTTGGGAATCCATGAGCAAAAGGAGTTCTTTCTTCATATCCTTTAGACAAATCCCATTGATAAACCATTTTGTCCGTGATAGTCATAAAGCAGATGACCTCCGAATCATCCATGAGCTTCTTTTTATACTCACGTGAGAAAGCAATCATTTTACCTTCGTCGTTAAAGAACGGGTATAGCTTATCACCTCTGAATGGAGACCATAACACGCTTTTCAGTTTCTTGGTGGGCTTGACCTTGCCACCGAACGTAGTCTTAACTTTCTTCCAAAACTTTGCCCAAAACGAATCATCATCGGTAACATACCAATATTCTGCCGCTTCTTGTTCGGAGAGCCAGGCACGGACAATCTTCTTGTTTTGGTATTTGATTTTGTTGGATTTAAATACAGCCTTTACCGCATCCAGCAGCTTCTTTTCATCATCATCAGTCGGAATGCAATCCATAGACGGTTCTGTGCCGACCGTGAAAGCAGTTTGAATGTTCACTATATCTTGTTCCAATGGAATAGAAATACGGTTCACCGGTTCAGTCTTATACTTTGCTTCGATTTCATAAGTCTTACCAGTTTTTTCATCGAAAACTTTTTCGGATTCCTTATCAAGTACTTTTCTGTCCGGATACTTTTCTTTATCCACAATGATTTCGTGGCGTTCCGGATTCCAATCATCCCAAAGTTTGCAACGGTCGGGAAGTTCAGTCTTCCTACCTTTCTTCAGATAGTTTATCTTCTGCCCGATGTCAGGCAATGCTAATATTTCTTCTAAATTCAATGGCATAGTTTATATTTTTAATGTGTGAATATTCCTGTTAAATCTTTCGGCTTCTGAATCTTACCAAGAAGCTCACCCAATACATAGTAACGTACAGCATCTATACAATTATGCACGAGAACCCCATTAGCAAAATATTCATGTTCACCTTCAATGGTCAAATCATATACCTCGCAATAGCTTTCACTTATTGTTTTTACGTCTGTTACTTGCTTGCAGTTTATGTGCGCATTCTTTTGAACAGCATTTGGGCTTAAGATACTTGTTCCCCATGAATGTGATTCCGCAGTATTGGCACACCATTTCTGTCGTACATTTAGGCGAGGTGTACTGCCATTTGTGATGGCATTTCTTTGAGCAAAATCGCTGATGAACATTTGTTGCTGTGAATCGTCCGCCACATTGCTCGCACACTCTCTCTTCGCTCTGTAATCGGGCAATTGCCTTAATTCTTCTTTGATTCCAATTTGATTTTGTATATGCGCCTTTTGTGTTAAGACCCATTCTGACAATATTGTCAATTTTCTCCGGATGTAGCCTATTATGTTCACTTCTTGAAACCGCTTCAAGGTTTTCAATCGAGTTATTGAGCGGATTGTGGTCAATGTGGTGGATAATCTTTCCATTCGGAATTTCCCCATGATAGAATTTGTAAACGGCATGATGCAGCATCTCGCTCTGTTTGTTTCCGTGTCCAAATTTCCAATAGTAATAATTGGGGTGTTTCCCATTTGGATACCGTTTGTACACTCTCCCGTTAAATTCGATAGAACAAACAACTTGTCCCCTTTTGTTAATTTTCCGTACTTCTTCCATTTTCCGTTTGCGTTAAATTTATGTTCTAAGGTAGCAAAAAATGTTCGTTTTTCAAAGCCTATAAAGACTTCTTTTTCAATTACTTTTCTTACTCCGTTATTGTGTTTCTTAAGCACTTTTTTATAACCATTTCGTGTAAGAACATAATCCCCGACCCGAATATCCTTGATAGGAATATCGCCATTTATGGTAGTAATCAGTGTGTCTCCACGAAAGCAGTGGTTGTTTGCATCCACTGGAGTGTTTATATACCTTCCGTCTTTATCTTTATCCCATACATAATTCCTCAGCTCATTTTGCAGGTTGTATGAACGCTTGGTTACGAAAATTTCAAGACTTTGCATTTTGTCAATTCCTGCATTGATTGATCCAGCACCTTTTTCGACGGCATATATCCTTATTCCCCCGTTATGGATTTCTTGTATCAATCTCGGATCTGCGCTATCGGCAATAGTTTTCATGCCCCAGGGTCTAAGCGATTTGACTATATCGGTTGAAAGCAATCCGGTTCGGTAATCTACTTCGTCAAGATATAGTCTATTATCCCATATTCCGCACCTAACTATCGCTGTGGGGTCCATGCTATACCCAAAGTCCAGCCCTATGCCAACTTTTTTGCATTCAGCCGGGAACTCGTCAACAATTCCCCACTTCTTGAACACAGCACCTTCTGCAACGTCAGCCCACCGGCCGATAACCACATGAGCATACTTTTCAGGATTACTCACCTTCATATCTTCCACCTCTTTCAGGAACTCAGGAGAAAGGTTATCCAAGTTATCAAAATACGTAGTATGGATATGGAGCACATTCGGATGAGTGGAAATCTGAACCTGCACACCGTCAATTTCTACCAGCTTGTGAGTTTTCTCAATGTATTTCTTGTAGATGAAGTGATTGGAATCACATGGGTTCATTATAATGATAATCCGGTTCTGAATACCCTTCTTGCGAATGGAGAGCATTATCTTGTCGAACTCATCTTCGCTTGTCCACTCTTCCGCTTCATCGCAGACGAAAGTCGTAATGCCTTGAATGGATTTCAGTTTTGCTGTCTGGTTTCCGGAAGAAGTCTTGATACCCCGAAACATGATACGGCTCTTAGTCATCTTATTGACTATGTCCGTCTTTGTGGTCTTGAAATATTTCGTGGTACCGTCCAAATCTATCTTCTCCATCATTTCGGGGATGATAGACATACCGGCAGAAACCATCGTGTAACGGGTGTAAAGAATCTGATGAACTATTTTCTCTACGGGAGTCATTTCAAAAGTCAACCGCTCAATAAAAGTAGAAGCATTGAAAGACTTTCCGCTACCACGCCCACCGGTGATAAGAATTATAAATTTTTCCTTATCCTCATATAATGGATGGTAAATTTCTTGGGGTACTATCATTTTAGCTTGTCTTTAATCCAGGAATCAATGTTGATGCCATGCTCTATGTCTGTTGGAATATCAGCATTTGCAATCTTTTGGTTTTCATCAGCAGGAGATTCACCGATAAGTTCTAATAAATACCTTATAGCGTTCAAATCTGCATCACCCACAGCTTTCGCTATGAGTTTTTTTATCATGGCATCCTTTACAATGTATTTCCGACCTTTATCATCTGTAGTTTCAGCATTCAACGCAGCAATGGCAAACTCTCTTGCGGTTTTCACAAGTTCCTTTTTCTGTCTTCTCGATTCAGCCGAAAGTCTTGCGAGTTCCTGCGCTCTCTCTGTGCTAATGCGTTTGCCTTTCTGCGTTAAATTCTGTTCGTTCGCCATTATTCTACCCCAAATTCTATTCTATCCATAAATTCTTTTCCATCAATGTATCGTTCTTCAAATCCATAACCGAACATCTTCATGAAATTAGCCCTTTCTGTTGGGCTATTAAAAGACAGCACGACATAGCTTAACATTCCGTTATCCTTTTCAAAGCTATTTTGGTTGCTAATTCTGTCTTTTATCTTTTGCACTTCATTGTGACGTACAATTTGATTTTCTTTTGAATCCTCATAAAAATTATTGGAACGGTTAATGTCTTTATTCTCTTTACCTTCTTTAGTAGCTTCATCTATGGCTGATAACGAATCGTCCAATATATCTTCCTTTCTCCAAATATCATCGTTAATAGAAAAGTCCAAGTCACCAATTCCAAGCATATTCAAATCGAAGTCATTCAGTCCGGCAAGGCTATAATCAATTCCATCAAGCATATCTTTTAACATATCTGAATCAAAATCGCCTTGTACGCTTCTGTTATTCATAAAGATATTCTGCTCTTTTTCAGTTTTTTCGTCCATGTGAACTACTTCAACACGAATCAAATAATCATTAGTTCTCGTGTCCGGATTGTATTTATTTACTTCATCTATCACTGAAATACGTTGATGACCAGAAACAAGGTTGCCAGTAACCTCATTCCATACAATACCACCAAGCAACCCTACACGCTTTAGGTTTGCTTTCAGGTTCTTTCTTGCTTCTTGTGTTATTTTGCGAGGATTGTAGTTAGCGAAGTTTATATCACTCCGCTGTATTTCTCTACTTTCCGGTTGAGTTATTTTGTTCTCTTTCATAATCGAATATTAATTTTTCGGAATATGGGAACTCTTTCAAAATGCGTTTATAATCATTGGGATATTTACTACGCATTAATAGCATCGTATTTAAATCAATAGTAAATCCTTGACTTATAGCGTTTGCATCATAGATAAAAGGTTGTATCAATCCACTTTGCCTAATATATTGAAGCACTTCTTTGTTTGTCCACAATGCAAGAGGATAAACCATGCCTTTATCTGTTACATAGCCGGTTTTAGCAAACTTCTTTAAACGCATCCGTTTCATATAGCCATCTACGCCTTTCATTCCGCTGAATCCGTACATGACGCCTGTCTCTTCTCTTACAAATTGTTCTATTTCACCAATCTTTCTCGGCTTTATAGAACTATCTGGTTCACGAAAAAAGCCCCAGAAATCGTAATAGTCACGCTGAAAATGTCTAATTTTGCGTACTTCTACATTTTTGTAATGATTTTCTGCCCATTTGATATAAGGCTGCACATGGTCTAAATTTGGTATGAGGTACATATAATAGCATATAACCTTATCAAATACACCTGCAAGCATATCCAATAAAGCTATACCGTCTTTACCACCGGCTGAATAAAACAACACAGCAGTGTCCGTTTTATCACGAACACTGCGTATTATCTGCATTGTAAGGGCATACTTGTTCATAGGCTAACCATTTGAACCATTTGCTCCACGAACCCCAAAGGCAACACGTAAGTCATACCGTCTTTGGTCTCTATTTCCTAACTGCGTTGTACCAGCTTCACCGCCACGTCTGGCAACCAATCTACCACCAGCCCCTGCACCGTTCATATTACGGCGCGGTCCCATTGTTCTGTTAATTCTTCTCCTTGTACTACCGACTCAGCTAATAAATTTTAAAATTAAACAATCAAACATTATCTGTACTAAGTATCTTACCCAAATGATACCATACTTGGCAAACAAGATATTCTTTGCCGTTTTCTTCAAATACTTGGTCGTTACCATCTTCATCTGTAAAAATGATAAATTCAGCACTCTTAACCTCCACCGTAAGACGTGGCGCATCTTTTCGTCTGCCATTTATAAGAACCAAAGCGTCATACTTTATTGGTACTACATCCACATCCTTATCATCATTTGGTATATCTTCTTGCCGTTTGTATCTTTTGCCATCGTGTTCAAAATATACATATCTTGTAACATTTGAGGGGTAAACATATCTATGTTCTATGTCTTGTTCACCTTTTAAGATAGATTGAAAACTATCTTTTTTAATCTGTAATGTTAATGCATTCATAATCGTGTCATTTTTTTAATTAATACTCAATAGTTGCGGGGGGCTGAATCGAACAACCGACCTTCACCAAGTCAAAGTGAAAAGCTACCACTGCTACACCCCGCGATAGTACCCCAAAGGTACTACCACAACCAAAGATAACGAAATATCTTCAATCGTTATACACAACAATCAGGTTATTGTTGTGAACTAAGCCATTTGTCCCGTCTTTCTCTGCACTGCTCTAAGGTAGGTGCACAACAAGAAAACAACTCACCGCTTTCAGTACGGTAGTCATACTGATACATTCTCATTCTCTTTCTGCCTAACTTCGTTGTGTAGGTAGTGTAATTCTCTTTACCGGGCTGGCATACGCTGCAACCGTTTTCGTTTATTGAGTTCATAATCATTTATATTTAAAGTTTCGCTTTCAATCTTTCTTCACTCGTATAAGCCACTACAAGCCCAGTTTCATCATGCTGTATGGTGATGTACTTTTCACCCCTCTCTATAGTAGAGAAGTCGTACGGCGTACATAGCTTACCCAACACTTTGCCCAGTTGTTTCATCAGTGGGGCTTCAGGGCTGATAACTAAAACTAAATCTGCTTTCATAATCGTGTATATTGTGGTAGCCCGAAGGCTACCGGATTAAACTTAGAATTTCTCTATTTTAAGATTGTCGTTAATGACGAACATACGTCCACACTCTAAAATCACGTGGGTATCTGTAATTCGCTTGATTACTCTTACTACATCATCGTGCGATATGCGTGGCGTACCGTCTGCATGACAGCCATTAGACAAATCACCTGATACTCTATATCTCAAACCTACTGTAACTTCATTTACGTTCATAATCTTATATATTGCGCAGGGCTTTTACCCTGCTGGTTAAACTTATAATATCGTAATCTCTTTGTTGCCTATCTCTGTATCTACATTCAGAACCTCGTACTTTTGAGCCTTGTAGTTATAAACAACTTCACAGGTATTGAAGCCTCTGCCATCTTCTCTTTGGTCATAAACAGTATTTATATGCTGATACATTTTATTGCCTAACATGAAGTTTATCTTACCTGATGTACAGAAGTAGAATGCTACTGCATACTTCAATGTTTTCTTTTCATCAATCTTCTTTGTTGCCATGATCGTATATCTTTTAATTGTTATTACTTCGTTTCTGACGATGCAAAAGTAAAACTATATTTTTACTTCACAAAGAAAAAGTCATTTTTATTTTGACTTTAACCTTTATTAGTACATATATAGTTTTACCACAATATATAATGAAGTATATTTGCATTTAAAATAAGTAACCATGAAACTAAGAATCAAAGAAGCAATAAAAGAACAGGGTTTTACCGTTCAATCTGTAGCAGATAAGATTGGAAAATCAAAGCAATCACTCCACGGTATTATAGAAAAAGGCAATCCTACAATAAACACATTGTCTGATATTGCCGATGCTATCAACGTTCCTATAAATAGACTGTATGAAGAAGTAACCGGAGAAGGTGAACTCACCGCCCTTATCCAGTACAAAGGAGACTTTTACAAAGCGAATACAATAGAGGAACTAAAGAAAATAGTGATAGCAATTGAAGAAAAACATTAAATCATTTGCTTTGCAACTATAAAATAGTTACATTTGTAAAAATATCAAAGGCATGGGTACGAAAGAGAAATTAATAGAACGGTTTAAGAACCAGCCAAAAGACTTCACATTTGACGAAATGGAAAAACTGCTATTCATTTTCGGATATGTGAAATCCGACAAAGGAAAGACTTCTGGGTCAAGGGTTATATACAAGAATGGGAACAAAAGACCTATCATGTTACATAAGCCACACCCCGGAAACATAATCAAGTCTTATGCCATGAAGCAAGTACTAAATGATTTGACAGAAGCAGGATTTATAAAATAAGGAGGTTTTATATGAATACATTAAAATATAAAGGCTATATCGGTTCAGTCGCATTTAGCGAAAAAGATAATGTCTTCTTTGGGAAAATAGAAGGCATTGATGGACTTGTAAATTTTGAAGGTGAAAGCGTAAAAGAACTTACCGACGCTTTTCATGAAGCAGTAGAAGATTATTTAGAATACTGCAAAGAAGAAGGTATAGAGCCTCATAAAAGCTATTCCGGTTCATTAAATATTCGTATCTCGCCAGAGGTACATAGTAAAATTGCTATTCTCGCTAAACAAGCCGGAATATCAATAAACGCTTTTATTAAATCAGCCGTAGAAAAGCAAGTTGCAACTATGTTATAACCAACTATGGATAAAAAAGAACTATTTATTTGTGAATGCAACAGCATTGAACATCAGATTGTGATGTCATATTTTGAGGATGAAAAGGAAGTCTATTGCAGTGTACACCTAATACCAGAAAGGAATGTATTCAAACGTATTATCCACGCTGTTAAATACGTGTTTGGTCATCGAAGCGTATATGGAGACTTTGACGAGTTTATCTTCAATCCTAAAGATGCAGATAGATTACAAAGCGTTGTTGACCATTTGAAAACAGAAAAGCCGGAGCACTAAACTCCGGCTCATTAATTGATTAGCCCTTTGAATCTTAACCGATTTACGATTTCGGCATAAAGATACTCTATATCCCCACTGAAATCTCCATAATTCTGATACAGAAACACGACATCAGCACAATTGTCGGAAATTGTACTCTTGGACTGAACCCCAAGTACCCTTGACATCTCTTCGCGTAACCCAGCTGTCATTTTCCCACCGGCAAGCGAACTTGGAGAAAACAGGTACAGGATAATGAAGATGAACTTCTTCCGCTGGGTAACACTATCAATACAAGGGGGAAGACTTCTGCTATTCAATAGCTCAACGAAGATTTTATAGATATCCCTAATAAGGCTTTTATCTTTCAGAACCGGGGTGGTCAAGGCGTTTTCTTCCTCTGAAAGTTCTGATTTCTCGATACGAATCTTTTTAAGACGAATTATTTTGTTAAAATCCAGTTCCATAACACGATTATTTTAAAAGTAAATAGTATATTTGCATCATAATCGTGTAAGGAAGAGCTGATTCATGGTCGTGCGTGGGTTGGCTCTTTTTCATTCTTCCCCATTCGTGCTGACGAATGGTTTCTTTTCCAAATCATAGCAAGTGATATATACCCGTTTCCCATTAACATCACATAGAGCAAGGGCATATCCTTTCTCTAGTATTTTAACCGGCTGATTGTCGCAATAGACAGTACTTCCAACCGGAACTCTTATAAAATGACGTACTATCATTTGATTATCTTTAGCTTGTTATACCAGCGTGAAGAGAAAGGGAACCACCCGATTAGGAATGATTCCCCGAAAATAGTTACTTTATATAGTTTGCTCATGGCTATTTCTTTTTCAAATTAGACATCACACATTTAATCACTTCATAAATGAAAATAGCAAGAAAAATAGTAGTCCATGGATATTGGTTTATCAGTTCATAAAAATCTCTCATAGTTTTACCTCCTTCCACTCACTTTCTATAATCACATGTTCACACTTATTACACCTATGCAAATAAGTTGGGAATGGTGCCGTTGTATAGTCCTCAACAGCTATTTCTATACTGCCACATTCCGGACATTCTATCTTTACCTCTTTGATACCGGGATAATCCCAAAAGGATAATTTGCCTTTCACGTCCTTAATTGGATTTTCGTAGAGAATAGGGTTAGCTAGTACCCAGTTATAAACTCCTTTCTCTGCCCAGATGGAAGGATGGTTTTGTACACAGTCTATTATCTCGACGCTTCCGATTATGGAGCCTGTACAAAAACTAAAATCTTTCCACTCTTTGTTTTCCGGTAATGCCAATAACTGCTCATTGGTAAGTATTGAATCATAGAAATTATCATAATTCAAAGGTTTACCGCTTGAATGAATCAGTACCCTCTGCCCTAAGTATTTCTTAGGGCAGCTCCAAGTACGGTTCTCAATGTCTTTAATACCATGGACTATCAAAGAGGCCCACGGCTGTTTTATGGTTATTGCTTTCATTTTTTATTGTTGTTCTTTAATATATCATCGAAAGACGGAATAGGAAGCCATGCCAACACGATACTGTTTCCGTGAGTCCATATTCCCTTTATATCTAAATTGTTGCTTCTACGAAACGTTTCTTTTTGAATATATGGTACGCCATAACCCATTGTCAAAACGAAGATTTTTTGTTCTTCTTCCGGCAACCTTTCTTTAACGTTAATCCAAGGCGATTGCTTTGACTGCCACTCTGCACCACATTGAAAATCTTCCATACTATCAGCATGACGTGAAACGTAGGTATCCGCGTCAACTTCTTTCAGAACGTCTTTTCTGAACTTCGTTTTATTAGTAGCATAATCGTATGCTGCTTCTTCTACTGTCTGTTTCATATCTCTCCTTTCCACCTATCCTAGCAGCATATACATTGCTACTAGGAATAGATAATAAATTGTTGTTTTACTCATTACTATTTTGTTTTGAATTAAAGTACAAAGCATTTCACCTTGTAAAACAATCTACCTGGTGAACTCATGGCATAAACGTCTCCGTTGGCAAATTCAATTTTATTGCCTGTGCAGTTGATTATTCTATTATCTTCACTCTCCAATTTAAGAACCTCTTCTTTTGTCATATTTCATCCTCCTCTATTTCAAGTAAGACATTAAGTTCCACACTATCCGTAAATCCATCATCAGGATATACAGTTTCTTTTTCTACATATTCAATCCCGTGAACACGTATAAATTTAGCGTTCTCTTCATCCCAGTTTGATTCTGTTCTATCTGTGAGCATAAATACATTGGCTGATTTAGGCATTTTTTTAAGCTTTTCTATAAGCTCTCCAACAGTTAATGTTTTCATAATTTTATTCCTTTTTAATTTAATATTAATCATCTTCAACGAAAGTGTTAGTCGTGTTTATCACACCAGCAGAATCAACGCTCTTACCATCCCGGATAAACACTTTTTCTCGCATTAACTCTTCATAGTCATATCGTGACATTCCGATTACACACACACGACCATCAACATACAATTTACATTTCATTAATTCAGTTTCTTCTATCGGACCGATAACATCTATTTGAATTGTTCTTTTATTCATAATTCATTCCTTTCTATATCGTTTATAGTCATATCCAGCTATTTCCGTTGAAAATCAAAAATGGCTTTCTGTAGCTCTTCACTATCTTTGGGTATATGTGTTTCATCAATATGACAATAGCAATATTTGCTGCCGTAACTGCACACGTTGAATGTATTGTTCAGAATCTCGCCATATTCCCACCGTGCATTCGGATTCGGTATCCTACCTTCCTGGAGCCACTGCCATTCTGTTTTCATGTTCTCTCGATAAGCCATATTTTTTTTTCGCTTCTCGTCCCTTTTATCTGATGCTTTTTTGTGCTCTTTTCGTTTAGCTCTAAGCATGTCCTTTGCAGTTTCAGAGTCTTTGTGAACTTCGTTGTCTTTGTAGTATGTTGCTTTCTGCCCGTGAAAACAATTAGTCCAACGTTCTTCACCTACCGCATCAGCGTTAGGTACATAACCCTCTTTTGCCCATTGTAATGCCGTTAATGCTTCCATAGGTCTTATTGTATTAAATCCAATTTAATAGCTTCAACTTTCTTAATACATCTACCATCAGGGGGAGTTATTGTGAATCCTCCATATCCTTTGACTGATTCCTGCCGGTATGCCTCCGCAGAAGATGGAGGCAGCGCTTGACAAGACGCAGCCGCCGGGTCTCCACGCAGGGAAGCACCTCCAGGGTCACCACCACCGGCGCGTCCTGCCAGGTGATTCGCGGAAACATCTCTCCGAACTGTCCTTTGGGGATGTAAAGGGCTTCCTCGCCGGTCCACATCCCCGTGTCCCTTTCGGGAGGACAGGTGAAAAGATGTCCCGTACCGTTATAGTCCACGGCAAACCAGTATGTGTTCCTCATCCTTTCTCTCCGTCCTTGTCTTTCCCGGGAAAGGAAACTATGCCTTTTCCCAGCAGGTTCCTCACTTTTGCAATGGAGATGATGCATACAAGATTGTCCGGCTTTCCTTTCACATGGATGTACCATCTTCCGGAATCGTTTCCCGCATCGAAATGCAGGGGTTGGGTACGCGGATACCTGGCATCCAGTTCTTCTATCCGGCAATGAATCTCCTCTTTCAGATCATCCAGTGCGTTCCGGTCCTTGAGCAGGCAGTCCTTGAACTTCAGGATATGGCTCTGGAGCTCGTTGCCTTTCCTGTTGACCGACGCATAAGTCTGTATATAATGTATAAAGTACATACTGTTATGATTTTAACGGTTTATTCTATTTCCTCGCCCCATAATTCCAGATCACTGGGGGCGGTCCTGATCTGATACGCAAGCCACAGCATGCCCAGTGCATACAGGGCCGCAAATGATATCCACAATACTGTCATATACCACCTCCTTTTATCTGCCGGTTCAGACTGATGCTCCTGCCGTCACCCATGCCTGAGTAATACGCGGAGCGGTCGGTTCCGGTCTTTCTCGGATGTGCCTTTGAAGTGCCGGCTCCTATTTTTTCCAAGTACTTGTCGATGAGCGCGTCATGGCAGCATGCCAGGGCGGTTTCCCGTGCTTCACCTTCGGAAGTGGTGGATTCCTTCAGACGCATCAGCTTGCGGATACGTTCCATGATTTTATCCGGTATGTCATTGTTCTGTTTCATGCCTGATCGTTTAATCCTCATCAAAATCATCCTTCTGTAAATCGTAGCCGGTCAGTACGGCTTCTTTCAACAACGTTTTCAGGTCATCTGACGGGCCGGATGACAGCAGTCTTCCGGCAATCTCTTCCGCACGTTCCTCAAGGCTTCTCTTTTCCTCCGTGCAGAAAGTGACCGTACCGAACCGGGTGGTGTATTTCCTGCCTTCTATTGTTATGTCCTGGGAGAAGTTCACGCGGGCGGCATTGCACCTGACAGATTCCCTGGCCAGACGCTTTCCGAACCATCCGGCAAAGGCCATGAGGTCTGTATGGGAACCGGCGGCCCTGTCCATGCAACGCTCAAGGTTCTGGCTCATGCCCTCCTCGAACATGACCCTCGCAAATGTTTTCCCGGCATTGCAGCCGTTCCGGACTGCCGCATCCCGGTATATTTCCTCAAATGTTTTCATCGTTCTGTTTTTTTTGCTCTTCATATTTCATGTCCCGCTGCCGGACATCCGGCCTTCTGCAGGAATTCATTAAAATCATTGCACCCGGGATACAGGCGTTCCGACTCGTTCACCAGTATCACGTTTTCAGGAAGGAAACTCCGTATCTTTCCCAGTGCCCCGCGCCCCGGGGCGTCGTTGTCGAGAAAGGCGTGTACCTTCTCATACTTTGAAAGGAAATCCTTTGAACGGTCCACAATGGCCGTGGAGTTCAATACGCACACGTCCAGCTTTCCAAGTGCGGGCATCTCCGGATGCTCCCTTGCGTACTGCTTGAAACTGAGAAGGTCAAAAAAGCCCTCGAAAACGGCGCAGGACCTGTTGCCTTCACTGATGCAGGTAATATCCTTGGCGTAGGCGCACCCCTTGAACATGCTGTTCCGCAATTCGAAACCCCGGTGGTCGTTGGCGAATCCGAGCGCGTATTTCTCACGCGGATTCCTCTCGAAACAGTAGTGGACCTCCACACAGTATTTACGGACAATCTCCCCGTCAATGCCACGTGAGGCGGCGTAGTCAAGCAGATGCCTGTTCTGAACGGGAATGACCTTCAGGACGGTCATTGGGGCAGCTGCCGGAAGCCTTCCTGACACCGTTTCCGGTTTCCGTATCGAAGGCATGGAAAGCTGCGGGGAGGTCCTCATCCTTCCGAGTTCCTTCATGGCCTGCGGAAAGGAGCAGTTTTCCACACGCATGACCAGATCCACCGCCCTGCCATACGTACCGTCCCCAAAATCATACCAGCGGTTCTCCTCCCTGAAAACCTTGAAGCTCGGGGAAGTATCGGAACGGAAGGGGGAACGGTACATGTCATAGCCGCCGTACCGTCTGGACGGCTCGTAACCGTAATGGGAGAGGATGTCTCCCAACGGGATTGAATTGGCTTCCTGTGATGTCATGGTTATGTCGCTTTAATGGTATTTTCCGTTTGATTCCTGCCGGTCCTCACGGATGGGCAGGATGAGTTCTTTAAATTTATAAATTTATTCCCGCCATCCTCGCGGACAGCTTTTCAGGGTAATTCCATCATATTGTCAACACGGCGTTTCCGGCTTCTATGCGGAAACTGCCTGCCTCATACGGCTCAGGATAAACCTGGTGGGGCTCTTGATCCTCTTGTTCCCCCAGGTTTCCTTCAGGGCGGTGTCCAGCACCATGGGCGCCACGGAGGCGAGCTGCAGGATCTCCTGCTGGTCCCTCACCGCGACCCCCAGAAGCTCGAGCGTCTTGCGGCGGTTGCGCATGGTTTCCTCCTGCCTCCTCTGCCGGTCGGCCTCTCCGTACTCGGCGTTGTATTTGGCGATATAGTTTTCAACGAGAGGATACAGGTAGTTCCCCTTGGTCAGGTGGAAATCACTCTGCAGGATATCCTCGATCGCCTTTCCGACCGGGAATTCGGGATAACAGGCCGAAAGCCGGTATATCCAGCCGGTATAATACTCGTCCACTCCCAGATACTTGAGCTTTCCCGGAAGAGAATCCCTGTCCTCATCCTTCTCCCCTTCACTGGAGGCTTGTGCCGGAGGGGTTGGGGAGGATATTTTATTTTCTTTTATTTTATACGGTTTATTTTCGCGAGTTTTGTCCGCTTCTTCGCGAAGTTCCTTTTCAGCGGCGAACAATGTGCGTATGCGAGTCACAGCCTGCCGGATTTCCTTCCCATCCTCCGGAAGGGAAGCCGGAGATCCGCATTCATGTGCCGGAGTGTCCTGCTGTTCACAAGTGGCATGCGGTATGGTGGCGGACTCCGGTGACGGTTCCGTTTCCAGCAGAAGGATGCTTTCCGGAATGCCGGGCTTGCGGTGGATGGCCTTGCAGATGCCTACATACAGTTCCTGTATCTCCTCACTGGTCAGAATCTGTTTGTCCTGCCACAGTTCTTTGTTGAAAAGGCCCAGTTCGGCGCAGTAGTCGATGATGTCCGAAACCTTTTTCTCATCCATACGGGAATAGTCCGAGATGTCGAACAGACCGTCGGCATCCATAACCATATAGCATCCCTCGACACGGTAGATCTCGTTTACAATGAAATGGAACACACCCCAGCCTTCCATTCCAAATTTATTTTTTAGTCTCTTTACTTTCGGATCATAGAAATGATCGGTTTCGAACCTGAAATAGGTGAAACCCTTTTTAGCTGTTTTTGGCATAAGCTTTATATTTAAAGTGGATAATACATCAGCTGGCCGAAAGCTCGAACTCCTTGGGAATGTCGGGATATCGGGAGAGCAGACCGCAGGATCTGACATGATCCATATAGTTCCGCTGTATGTCAGCGGAAGTCAGGATGCGGTGTTTTTCGTATAGCTCACCGTTGAAAAGTCCGACTTGTATGCAGCCGTTGACAATTCTTGTGACATCTTCCAAAGAGGCATTCCAGTAAGAGGCCACCGCCTGCGCCGTTTCCTCGCACCACAGCAGGAGGTAGCTCCCGTTGTGGAGTGTCTCGTTTACGAGATACCGGTAAATGCTGTAACCGGAAAAACCGTATTGGCGGGTGAGTCTTCTGACTTTCATGTCAGAAAATTGGGAAGTGCTGAGCTCATAGCAAGGATGTGTTCCGCATTCCTGGCGCCGTACAGCCCGTGACAGGCGGCGGCTTGTTCCGTTTGTAAAGCTTTGGGTATTCATATATGATAATGTATAATGTTTACTGTTAAGAATTATGTATATGACGGACCGGGCTCCCACTCCTTGGGAGAATGGGACCGGTGATTATCTGGCCGGAGGAATATGGTGCTTCTTCCGGACGAACTGGACATAATTGTGGACGGTCTTCTCGCAGACGTGCGGAAAGTCCGGATAATGTTCCCGCAAGTAGTCGCCAATGCGGCTGCTGGAAATGGAGGGAAAACTGGTAAGGAGGGATGCGACGGCCTGCTCGTAGGCATGGAGTTTGTAATGCCGTTCTTTGTGCTGGAGGACTTCCTCCAAGCTTAGGGATTGAAGATGTCGTACCGTATTACGGGACACACCAAGACGACGGGCTGTCCGCGCAATGTTGATTCCCCGTGAACGAAGATCAAGGATATTGCTCCATAATATGTATTTTTCTGTTAAATTTGCCGCATCCATAATCTATTAGACAGATTTCGTAACTGGGACATTCCAGATTACGAATCTTTGATGCAGCTAAATTACCGCCCTCACTTATTAATATTTGAGGTTATATTTAATACAACTTGATCACCCTTTATTTTTGTCTCTATATCAGAAAAAAGAGTTTTATCAAATTCTATCGAAACATCCTTGGGAATAATCGGAACCTCTGAATCTAAAATATCATCTATCAATGTTTTTTGAATAATTGTAAAAGTAATAGTACGTTTCTCCCCCAAACAACTAAATGGTTTAGATACATTCTCACTTGGCAGCAACTGATATTCAAAAATTTTATTATCTTCTTCTTTTTCACAGGAAAATAATGCTAAGGAAACGAACAGAAGAATGAATATTTTTTTCATATTAATACTATTTAGTTTTTGCAAATTAAAGAATTTTTCCTGTACAATAAAATACCAATTAATTGGTATTTTATCACAAATAACCATTCAATTTCATTATTATGCCCAAAGCATGAAAATAAAAGTATAACATACAAGAGCTGTAAACAAATCCACTATCAAAACAATAAAATAAATCGTTTTTGCATCTTTGCGATATGCATTTATGCAAAATCATACAAATTTCTTTATCAGTAAAATACCCATTAATTAGTATTTCATTGACAAAATGAAATGTACTTTAAAAGCCCAAAGTTATATTCAATTCATAACCTAAATGCCTATCCAATATAAAAATAATGCGTTTAGCACCAAGATACAAACATAATAACACAAAATCAAGCTCTAAAGGAATGTATTACTATTATAAAAGACAGAATTATTCGGGAGATTCCCTACTCTAAAAAAGTTAAAGAAAGAAAATGATTCAAATAAATATTAGTGTAAAAATATCACCAACAACACAATATCCCCTTTTCAAATTATACAATAAATAATAGCTAAGCAACCAAAGACAGTGCAAAGCCAAATAAGTAATAAAAGAACAAAGTATTAAATAAAGCCAAAACACCCAATTTTACTTTTTAGGGTGTAAAATTGGGTGTTTTTCTTGTAAATTACTGATTTTCAGCATTTATTGCGGAGAGACAGGGATTCGAACCCCGGGTACCTCGCAGTACAACGGTTTTCAAGACCGCCGCAATCGACCACTC